TAAGACTTCTTATAGACCATGAAGGCATCTCGTTAGCAAGAACTAAATCGGGAACCTTACGTTTAGAGGAAGACGACATTGGGTTGCGTATTGAAACAGACCTTGACCCGATGAACCCAGATGCTGCACGTTTAATTTCTGCAATGAAGCGAGGCGATATGTCACAAATGTCATTCGCATTCCGTACAGTTAAAGACTCTTGGAACTCAGACCGTTCTGTAAGAGAACTAAAAGAGGTGCAACTTTATGATGTTAGCGTTGTAACTTTTCCCGCTTATGAGGAAACCGTAGCCGAGTTGCGTTCTCAAATGCAAAATGTTACAATCCCACCAGTTTCTAATTTAAGTCTCAGAAAAAATGAGATTGCAATTCAGAGATACCGAAGCCGTTAATCAGCCGCACCATTGGCGCACTGTAAAAACACTTAATAAACAACCAACAACCATTATTGGAGAAAATTAAATGTCCATGACACAAAACCTTACAGAAAAGCGTGATGCTGCTCTTGCAAAAGCAGAAGCAATTGTTGAAGCCGCAAAAACAGAAGCCCGTGAACTTACCTCAGAAGAGGACACAGAAATCACAGCATCTCTTGATGAATGCCGTTCACTTGACGAGCAAATTAAGACTCATTCTGAACTTGAAAAGCGTTCAGCAGAAGCAGCCGAACTGCGTAAAGCAAACAAGTTTGACAGTGCAGTAGCACCAACGATTGTAAAATCTGAGGCTCGCACCTACTCACCACAAGCGCCAACCTCTTTCGTTCGTGACGCTTTTGCTGCACAATTTAACAACGACTACGAAGCACAGAGTCGCCTCACCCGCCACATGAACGAAGAAAAAGTAGAACGCCGTGATGTAACAAGCGCAAACTTCGCTGGTCTCATCGTTCCACAGTTTCTTACTGAATTGGCAGCACCGTTTGCTCGTGCAGGTCGCCCTTTCCTTGAAGTAGCCCGCAAACACGCACTACCTGATGCTGGTCTTGTAATTTCATTGTCTAAGGTCACTACTGGTTCTGCAACCGCAGTACAGACCGAAGGTGCCGCAGTTCAAGAAACAAACATGGATGACACAAAGTTGGACATTTCAGTTGTAACTGTTGCAGGTCAGCAGAATGTTTCTCGCCAGTCAATTGAGCGTGGAACAAACATTGACTCGCTTGTAATGGCAGACCTTGTTTCTGCATACCACACGAACCTTGATTCGTTGTTCGTAACAACAAGTGCAACGTCACTCACAAACACCATTACACAAGTAGTTACCTACACCGATGCCAGTCCAACAGTAAGCGAACTATATCCAAAGTTTGCTGATTGTATTCAGCGTATTCAGACCAACTTCTTTGCGGGTCCAAACTTCATCCTGATGCACCCACGCCGTTTGGCTTTCATCCTTGCAGCGCAAGATGACCAAAAGCGCCCTCTTGCAGTGCCAGTTCCAAACTTCAATGGACAGCCTGCTGTTATGTCAGGTAACGGTGCGCCAATCTACGGCAACAGTGGTTACACAATCATGGGTCTCCCTGTCATCACGGATGCCAATGTCATTACAACCAATGGTGCAGGTGCAAACGAGGATGTCATCATCTTCGGTAACACCCAAGAAGCACACTTGTTTGAACAGGGTACTGGCGAGCCAATGATGCTTCGTTTTGAACAGCCAAAGGCTGCCGAACTTGATATCACAATGATTGTCTATGGATACTCAGCATTTACTGCTAACCGTTACCCAAATGCATTCTCTCTCATCGGGGGAACTGGATTGGTCACACCAACCTTCTAATCCAAAGTTGGTAAAAACCTTAAAATTAGTTGAAGTCGGACAGGCAAATGCTTGTTCGGCTTCTTCTATTTAAGGCTTACTTTCCACAGTAGAAAGATGTATGATTGCAATATGAGTAAGTACATTGAAGCATTATTGGCTGAACGCAAAGGCTATGAGGTGAGGGGACTAAAAGACAGGATTGCTGCTGTTGATAAAGCGTTAGCAGAACTTGGTTTCAGCCACAAATATCTAAGCCCTTCTAAAGAAGTTGTTACTGAGGTTGCTGCACTAGAACCTGAAATGGAACAGGCTGTTGTAAAGCGTGGGCGCAAGCCAAAGGACAGTAATGGCAATAACTAATGGATATTGCACTCTCGCCGAAGTAAAGGCAGCACTAAGACTTACTGACAATGTGGATGACACACTTCTTGAAAACTCTATTGAAGGTGCTTCACGAAGAATTGACGGATACTGTGGAAGATGGTTTTACAAGACTGCAAGTACCGCCGTACCAATTTACCCATACGATGAATACTTGTGTGTGTTTCCTGCTGATTTACCTACAACATCGGTGACAATTAAACTGGATTCGGCTGCTAACGGGACTTATGCAACCACCATCACTCAAGGTGTTGATTACATTCTAGAACCAACAGATGCGCCACTTAGAGGGCGACCATACCGCCAAGCAAGAATGGTAGGCGGTGCCACCTTTTCACTTGAAGTGACACCATCTTTTCCAACTGTACAATGCACTGCTGAATGGGGTTGGAACGCTATTCCTGATGACATTCGTGAAGCCGCCATTTTGCTATCAATGAGGCAGTTTGCAAGACTAAACGCTGCACTTGGAGTTGTTGGTTTTGCTGACATGGCGATGCAAGTAAGAGCCATTGACCCTGACGTACGTGACCTTCTTAACCCTTACCGTGACTTTGGAATTGCCTAATGCCTGCAACCGTTACACAGGTGACAGACGGACTTAAAGCCCGCCTTGCAACCATTAGTGGACTTCGGGCGTACTCTTATCAGCCTGACCAACTAAACCCGCCATTTGGTTTTCCTGTCTTAAACTCTGTTACTTACCACAGAGCATTTAATGGTGGAGATGTGGTTTTTAATTATGCAATCGTTGTGGTTGTGGGTAGGTACACGGACAGAACAGCCGATGCCCTGCTTGACGGGTATTTGTCCTACTCAGGGGCGAGCAGTATCAGAGCAGCAATTGAAGCCGACAAAACGCTTGGTGGCATTTGTTCAACTTTAATAGTACAATCATCAGCAGATGTTACAAGCCTAAGTGCAGGAGACGCAGAGTTTCTTGAAATTAGGTTTTTAGTGGAAGTTCACGGATAATGGCACAATATAAAGTTATTTCAGATAATTGCGGTCTTGGCAATCAGGGCGAAACAGTTGATAGTGATAAGTTTGAGGGTGTTAATTTTGATGCTCTTGTTGAAGGTGGACATATCGCAGAAGCAAAAGGCAAAACTGAACCTAAAGAACAGGACACAAAGTAATGGCTCAACTAGTTCTAACTAATTGCAGTATTAAAGTTAATACAGTAGCACTTGCCAGTCGTGCAAACAGCGTTACACTTAATTATGAGATTGACTCTGTTGAAGTAACCGCTTTTGGTTCAGGCGGACACACCTTTACTGGCGGATTACAAAACAACAGTATTGAAATGGCGTTGATGCAGGATTTTGCAGCAGCAAATGTTGAAGCCACTATCTACCCACTTGTAGGCACAACCACAACGGTTGAAATTATCCCTGTGGACACAACAGTTAGTTCAACCAACCCTAAATACACAGTCTCAGGCACATTCCTTGCAGCACACAGCCCAGTTGCAGGCGCAGTCGGAGAACTAGCAATGACCTCTTTAACCTTTACGGGTGGCACACTCGTTAAAGCAACTTCATAAGGAATAACAAATGGCAACTCTTGTTTTAACAAACGCATACATTTCAGTAAACGCAGTCGTCCTATCTGACCACGCTAATTCTGTAACGCTTAACTACGAAAATGACTCAATTGAGATTACGGCTTTTGGCGATACAGGGCACAAGTTCACAGGTGGACTTCAGAATAACTCTTGCGAAATCGCCTTTATGCAGGACTTTGCCGCTTCTAATGTTGAAGCCACGCTCTACCCTTTGGTAGGCACCACAACCAACGTGATTATTAAGCCAAACGGTTCGGTAACCAGCGCAACAAACCCTGCCTACACTCTTACAGGTGCTTACCTTGCTTCACATACTCCTGTGGCTGGCGCAGTTGGCGAACTGGCAATGACTAGCGTTACCTTCACAGGTGGCACATTGGCTAAAGCAGTCTCTTAAATAAACAAAGGAAGGGACAACATGAAAATTGCCCTAAAGGTAACATTCAACAACGGCGAAACCGCCCAAGCAGATGCGGTCTTTGCAGACTTTGTGGCTTTTGAGCGCACATGGAACCGCAGTATTGCTAAATTAGAAGATGAACTACGTCTGACAGATATTGCTTGGCTTGCTTGGCACTCTGAAAAACGGCGTCAAAAAACAACAGACGCTTTTGACCCTACATGGTTGAACGGAGTTGAAACAGTTGAAGTGTTTGATAATGATGAAGTCGGTGAGACCCCTTTGGCTTAGGGTCAATTCATTGGCTTGTTACACATTTAGCCTTTAATTTTCATATTGCTCCGTCAATTTTAATGGAACAAGACGACATAACTATTGCTACTATGGTTCAATACTTACAAAATCATGTTAAGGAACAAAACAAAGGGATGCGGAAATAGTAGTATTAACCTATGGCTACTGCGATTGAAGTACACGGATTAAAGAATTTGCTGGCTGAACTCCGCAAATACGAACCTACTTTGTATAAGGCTATTTCAAGTGAATTATTGTCGGGTTCGCAACAGTTAGTAAATGCTGTTGGTAGTGATTTTCCATCCCGACCTTTAAAAAACTGGCCTTCTTCGCCAGCCAGACTTGGTAACGCTAGATTGCCCGCATACAACGCTGGGAAGGCGCGTAAGGGTGTTAAGGCTGTCGTTGCTCGTAAGAACGGTATTTTACGTTTGGAACAGCGTGACGCTGGTGGTGCAGTTTATGACTCTGCTGGTGGTGCCAACATTTCTTTGTTTGTAAAAAACTTAGACAAACATCTTAAAACAAAATCTAAACCACCTAAAACACGCTCAAGGGTTATGTATTCTAGTGTTCGTCAGCATATTGGACTTGTAGAAGCAGACATTTTAAAGATAATTGGCAAGACAGACAAAATGGTAGAAGCAAAGATTGTTAGGGACGCATAATGGCTCTTGGCGTAAATATAGTTTCAGATTTTGATGCTAAAGGCATTAATAAGGCTATTTCTGATTTTAAGAAACTAAAAACAAATGCTGACAAGGCTGCTTTTGGTCTTAAAACTTCAACAAGTGCTGTTAATAATGGTGTTAAAAACTTTGCTAAATTTGCTGGTGCAGGTGCATTGGTAGCAGGCGTCATTGGCAAAAACCTTGTAAATGCTGGTTCTGACCTTGAGGAATCCATATCTAAGGTTCGTGTTGTTTTTGGTGAATCAGCAAAAGTAGTTGAAGATTTTGCTAAAAAAGCAGCATCGTCAATGGGTATTTCTAATCAGCAAGCATTAGAGGCTGCTGGAACCTATGGAAACTTGCTTCAAGCGTTTGGAACAACCCGTGAAAAAGCCACCGAAATGAGTACCACAATGGTGCAGTTGGCTGGAGACCTTGCATCATTTAATAACGTACCTATCGGTGAAGCGTTGAATGCGATTAGGTCTGGTTTGTCAGGTGAAGCCGAACCGTTGAAGCGTTTTGGTGTAGCAATTAATGATGTACGCCTTAAAGAAGAAGCATTACGCCTTGGACTTTACGCTGGCAAAGGTCAATTAAGTGTTTTGGCAAAATCACAGGCTGCATACTCCTTAATCCTGAAAGACACGGCACTTGCACAAGGCGACTATGGCAGAACTTCTGATGGTGTTGCAAACCGTCAAAGAACCTTAACAGCAACTTTTGAAGACATAAAAGCCAAACTTGGTACGGGACTTTTGCCAATTTATAAGTCTATTTTAAGTTATACACAAGAAAAACTAATGCCAGCATTTGAAGAGTTTACAAAAATTATGGGAGAAGATGGTTTAGGTGGTGCATTTAAGTATCTTGGTGGTAAAGCACTTGACGCTAT